GTATATGAAGAGTGCCCGAGTCAGTTGCCCGAGTTGCTCATCCGTAAGCCCCTCGATTAATTGATAGTCTGAAGTGTATAGTATAAATGAATCGTTCATAATTTTATTCTGATAATGATAGTTTCTTTTCCAGCTTCCGTTTGAGCACGGTAGCCCTGCGAGTCTGGTTGACTTCCCTTGTACTGAGAAGTCGTGGCTCTGTCTTCATCTTGGCGATGTAGGCTTCCAGGTAACCCACAATCGCCTTGATGTCTGTTGTCGATACTTGGTGCATCATAAGCTTGAAAATTTACTTGATGAGTAATCTTCGTGCTCCCTGCACCTGCTTGATGTAGGCAGCGCATTCCTCGGGATGGTCTGTCTGAAAAGCCTTGGCATCGAACTTATCGCTTGCCTTCGGTGCTTTCCAAGTTGCCAGCGTCTTGCCGTTTCCGTCCACGATGCTCTCTGCGTCACCGAAGAACAGCTTCAAGTTGTCCTCGATTTCCTTCTGTCGGTTCTCCAGTGCCTTGCCCTTCTTCTTGATGTCCTTCAACTCGATGAGCATATCCCCGACTTCGGCTGTGGCTTCAATCTCCTTTCCTGCCTTGTGCAGTGGAGACTTCAGGAGAACGTCTTGTGCGCTGTAGGCTGGCGGCTCTTGGTTGCCCACGATGTAGTCAAGCCAAAACTTTGTTATCTCGTCCCTCATCCATCCGAAGAATTCAGGGTCGAAGTCGATGTCACGGTAGCCGAACTCCCTGCCTGCTGTCAGCCAGGCAAGTGCTCCGTCCTTGTATTCTCCAACTCCGAGGTTCATCTGCAACTGGCAGAACCAATGCTTCGGGAGGTCGTCTGCGTCTATCTGCATCTGCGTTGTCTTGCACTCGAGGATGCTCTTGCTGGCTTCGTTGTGCGTTGCCCCGGCTCTCCAAAAGGTGCGATCAGGAGATACACGCAGATACGGTGCATCGGTGTTCGTGATGGTGTAGTCATCAGTCGATGCCTTGATGATGTGGCAGTGGCTCTCTCGCTTGAAGAACTGCGCCACGGCATCCTCCAGCAGGTGTCCTGCAACCATCGCAAAGTTCTCAACCTTTGGTGGGTCGATTCCCTTCTTGCGTCTCCACAACTGGTATGGCGTTTCCCACGGATTCAGTCCCAGTACCGTGCCTGCCTCTGATGCACCTATTCCGTTCGAGCGGTTCTGCAACCACTCCTCTCTGCTTTTGTACTTGATTATCTGTTTCATTGTCTGAATGTTTAAAAAGTTGCCACGGCTTCCCTTTGTCTCGATGGGACCCCACCCCATAGGTTGCACCGTGGCGGTTCGGGCTATTATAATAAAATGGCTTATTTCTTCTCTGCCTTTCCAGTCTTGCCCTGGCTGCGGCTCATTGCCTGCTGCGCCTTATTCTTTGCATCATCGGCTGCTGCCTGCGCCTGCTGTGCGATGGCTTCCTGCTGCTTTGGCTTCTTGAAGGTATCCTCTACGGTGGTCGTGCCTTCCTTGATGGCATTGTACACACCGCCCAGCTTCTGAATGTCCTCTGCCGTGACTTCCTCGGCTGATTTCCTGCCCAGGTATTCCAGCAGCATAAGGTCGGTCACTTGATACACCTGGAAGCAGGCAACGCAGCTCTTCCACTGGCTCTGCACGCCAGTCTGCTTGATGTGCTCCAGTGCCTTTGCCTGCACCTCCTTTACTACGCTTGAAATCAGCACCTGCGGCACGACCTTGCAGATTGCGTTACGCTGTGCAATCGCCACCGCTGCATTGCCGACTACCACCTGCATATCCTGCGAGAAGGTGTAGCCCTTAGAGGTCAGAATGCTGCGCTTCACTTCCACGGAGTAGGCAACATTGCTCTCTAGGTCGTGGCAGATGCCTTGTGCCGTGATGGTCTTGCCATCGTTGGCGATGATGCGACCCGCGATGCGCAGGTTCTTCCAGCAGGCAGATATAATCTCGGTGAATCTCACGCTCGGACCCTCGATAATTGAAATCTGTCCATCCTTACCCTTGCGCTCCAGGTGGTAGAAGCAGTTGTATGCCACATCATCGTCCATCGCTGCAAGTGCTACCATATTCTGCTTGCACTGTGCAATGTCTCTCGGAAACTTGTGCGCTGTGGCAATCTGTCCGTCAATCTCCGAGCGGTTGATGGCTTCCAGCATTTCGCCACCGCTTACTTGAATAATCTCATTTTCCATAATTCGTTCAATTTCTAGTTCAACATATAATTAACTCTAGTGGAAGGCAGGGGATTCGAACCCCAGTTGAAACCTAAATATTCCCTTCCGTTGTAGGGCGCACGCTGTCAGTTTCCGCATATTTGCAGTAAACACTAACAACGAAAAAACATTAACCATATCTAACAAGTATGAATTTTTGCGTGCGCCCTTTGCCAACCGCTGTGGGGATTGTCAAATAACCGTTATAATCATTTATGAAGCTAAACCAGTTGAGCCATAAGAATGTCGAGCCTGCTTTCACTGAAAGCGTCCATCGGGTCTTGGTCTGCGTGCTGGCTGTTCTCCTCCAGCCAGTCGTCCATCACGTCCTTGTAGTTGACGCAGCCCTCGATGGCTTCCTCCAGCCGCTCGCTGTCGTTATTGTTGCTCTTGTGCGTCACGACCGCAATGTTGCCCACGCTGTCGCACCATACGCAGATGTCTCCTGCCTTGGTCTTGATGTCCACCCTTGCAACAGATGGTCGCTGTGGGTCTCGGTCTATCTCCAGCCAGATGGCTTCGTACATCTTCTTTCTGCACTCCTCGATTATCTTCCTCATTTGTCACCTCCTCTCTGATTGAATATGTAACTTTGGAAGGTCTCACGGCACGACTTCAATACCTCGTTGTCCGTTCCGTCCAGTGGTATGAGCGGTATGTTGTCTAGTGCCACGCAAAGGTTGCCTTGGAACTCTCTGTACTGGATTCTTCGCTCTGCCTCCAGATAGCACTTGTTGTTCAGTTCGCAGCACTTTCTGGTCTTGCGGTTCGACTTCCAGTTAGTGATAAGCCAGCAGATGTCTGTGTACTTCACGATCATCCTGCGCATATTGATTGATAACTTGCTCATAGGGCAACCCTCCACGCTCTCTTGATTTCTGCGCCATCGATAACCTTGCGGTTGTCGATTCTGCGGAACTTGACCTTCATCTTTCCAGCCTGCACCCATCTGCGCAGGGTGTTGCGATGGATGCCCAATGCCTTGCAGGTCTCTGTCATTGTGTATCTGCCTGCATCCGATACATCTGGTTCTATGTTCGTCATAACTATGCCCTCCAAAAGATTAAAGTTAGTACTATGGCAGCAAATGCCACTGACAAGAACTCGTCACTTGTCATAAACTCGATAAACTTCTTCATACGCTCTGAATGTTTAAATGGTTCTACTTACTTGCGCACGGCTGCACGTCTCTTCTTTGGTGTAATCACTCCAGCCTTGATGAGACAGACACGCACGTTCTGCTGAGTGCAGCCTACGTGCTGCGATACTGCAAGCATTATTCTGCTGTCCGATGTCTCGGCAGGTGCCTTTGCCCGGAAATCTGCGAACATCGCAATGATGTTCTTCTTTCGTTCGTCCTGCTGCTTCTGCAGCGGTGTTCGAAAATCATAATTGAAATTTTCTCCCATTTTTATTTGCATTTTAAATTATTTTCTTTATCTTTGCAAAAGAGTTTTTAAACTCGTTATGTAATTCGGTTGCAAAAATACAAAAACATTTTGTAATTTACAAAGATATACATAATGTTTTAATGTATTTTTAATGTTGTTTACAATTATTTAAAATATAATTATGTATGACTACAAAAGAATACAATAACTTAGAAATAGCAAAGCGAGTTGAACTTCTTCGCAAAAGAAGTGGAATATCCGTCAATAAGATGGCGACAATGGCTGGTATTGACACTGGAAATCTATCTCGCTCCATAAATGGAAAAGCGAGTTTTTCCGACCGTGTAATTTACAAAATCGCCAATGCACTGCACGTCTCGGTTGACTGGCTGGAAAAAGGTATTGAACCAATGTTCTCCCCTACGGTCGCCAGTACTGCCGATGTCGGTGCAGGTATTGCTGGTTCCAACGTCTCACAGTCCATCGGTGATGCTGCTGCCTTGGTTAGGGAGTTAGAACTGCTTAGAAAGATGGTTGCGGATAAGGACGAGGAAATCAAGTTCCTTCGTATGCAATTATCAACAAAAATAAATGGTAGCGTATGACTGGTTTAGATTTAAGAAGGTATGTTGAATACTCTGGGCTTACAATGAGCGATATAGCAAGGGAATTGGATACCAGCCCACAAAATATTCGCTCCAAAATGACAAAGGAAAGAGTCGATAATGATTTCGTGGAAAAGGTGCGGAATATCGTTTCAAAGTGCGCCCCTCCCTTATCAACAGAAGTGCAACATGCGATGCTTGGAAACAAGCGGCTTTATTGCGTGACTGGAGAGGGGCTTAAACAGCGTTTAAAAATGTATGGAATATCTTTGAGTTACGTTGCAGCCTGCATAGGAACAAGTCCTCAGAATTTGGGCGCAAAGCTAAACAGGAAGTCTGTTAAATTAGATTTTGCCCAAAAGGTTGAGGATGTAATTCAAAAGTACAAAGAGGAGATAGGGCTTGATTCTAACTTTTCTTTAGAGCAACCTGGGTCTTCTGAAGATAAAAAGCCTTCAACTGTACTAGAATCGGTCTTAAAGGCAAAAGTTGAAAGACTAGAAAATGAGAATTCCTTCCTGCGAAAGCAAGTTGAAACCCTGCTTGCCATTGTCGGGCAGAAATAATTTAGTAACTTTGCAAAATGAAAAAGTATGGTTAGTCAAAAAACAACAGACGATAGGGAGACGGACAGAAGAAAGCTCTTGGCTGGGTATCTGTACGACTGCTCGAAAATGATGTACGGAAGCGTTGCTGTCGGTGGTCTGTCTCCTCTACTAACTGGTGACCCATTGCAGGCGGTTCATCAAGTCTGCTTGGTGTCGGGTGTGGCTTGTGGCGCATCACTTGCGTACCTTGCAAATTATATAATGAAATTTAAAAAATAAAGATTATGGATGCATTCTTGTTATTTAACGTGATGGCATTGGGAATGACCATTGCATTCGGCATTTTCTTGAAATCAAAGAAAGGTCAGAAGTGGTTGCGTGAACTTTAGTTCTCGCTCCAGGTACAATATCAACTAAAATTCTAAGTAACGATGAAAGATGAGGATTTCATAGAACGGAAGGAGAAGGTTCTTCTTGCCGCTCTCGGTAAAAGCTGGCTATGGAAAGCCAGCAGGTTGATAATAGGCATCATCCCTCCAGTGGGTGCGCTTGTAATGCTGGTGCACTGCACGTTGCTCTCATTCGGCTATCGTGCAAAGCTCACCGAGTGGATATTCGACTGCTCGTTCTTCGGCTTCATTGCCTGGATCATCATTAGCCTTGCCTATGGCTTCTGCTGGGTGCATCGGGCGTTCATTACCTACGGAGTGCTGATTTCGTTCTGCATCGACTTCCAGCGTTCCTTCGGGTTCGGAGGCTTGAGTGAGCCGCTGCACCTGCTGATGGTCGCCCTAGGGCTGCTGCTCTTCTTCGTCTTCATCAAGAAAAAGGCTTGGAATGAGTTCTATGATAGAAATATTAATCATTTAGATAAATAGCGTATGGGAAGTTTCATTAATGGACTGGCAAAGGGTTTCATTCGCTCTGCTGTCAATCAGGTAGGAAGGGATGCTGGTCGTGTTGTCAGCAATAACATCTATGGCGATGCTCACTCTATACCGCACCGCAATGTTTCCGCTGGCGGTGCTGGTCGTGTTTCCAGCGTTGGCAAGATTGAGGATGAAGGAATCCAGCCGATAGTTCCTTCCGTTTGCGTTGCTTGGATTTGGGGTTTCGTTGGTTTTTTGTTTAGTATCATCGGTGGAGTTATTCTGCTGATTGTTGGCTACAGAAAGCTGAAAAGAAAATATACTGCCTATGGCTGGCAATATGAATCGCGAGCTGTCTATGTTGCAGATGGTCGCTACAAGAGAGGGGAAAGATACGATGGGCATCAGTTATCTAGGAGTAGGGTTGAGATTGAAGCCGATGAATATATCATAGCGAGAAACGAGAAAATAGCAAAGATTTATCTATACTTTGGTTTTGCTGCTGTTCTCGGATATATCCTTGTAATGTTAGTTATGCCAAATGTGCCGAATTGATTCCCTTCTCTCCTACGAGGAAT